AGCTGTGGTGTTGCTTTGCAATGCGTAACGGCCTGTAGCGGTATTTGCTGTGCCAGTAGTGTTTGCATACAGCGATTGATAACCAACTGCTGTGTTGTTGTCTGCGGTAGTGTTAAGTCGTAATGCATCACGACCTATTGCTGTGTTATAACTGCCAGTTGTATTAGTAAAAAGGCTAGTTGAACCAAAAGAGGAGTTATCTGAACCACTAGTTATAGCATATCCAGAACGTTGACCCATAGCTGTGTTATCACTAGCAGTATTGTTGTAAAGTGCTTCCATACCAAAAGCATTATTTTGTGTACCTGTTTGGTTACTATATAAAGCTCTATACCCAAGTGCATTATTGTTATTTGCTGTGGTGTTGCTGTAGAGAGCTTGACCGCCCATAGCCGTGTTATTGTCACCAGTTGTGTTAGAGAAAAGCGCACTATGGCCCACTGCCGTACTGAAACTATCGCCAGAACCGCCAGCTTGAGTGAACAATGCATCAACGCCAACCGCTACGTTTCTGTCGGTGACCGTGTTGGAGTACATAGCACCCCTGCCAAGTGCCACGTTTTCATTACCAGTGGTGTTTGAGTAAAGCGACCAATAGCCCAGAGCGGTGTTGTTAGATGCGGTGGTGTTGGAGCGGAGTGAATCAAAGCCTATGGCAGTATTAGAGTTGCCTGTGGTGTTACCTCTTAATGTGCCACCATTAAGATTTCCACCGACAGCTACGTTTCCAGTTCCTGTAGTGTTTTCATATAACGAATAATAACCAAAAGCTGAGTTGCTACCCGCTGTGCTGCTGTATAATGCACCCCACCCAAAGGCACAATTATAGTCAGCAGTTTGATTAGAAAATAAAGACTGATAGCCAACAGCGGTATTATTTCTACCAGTAGTTCCACTGTAACTCGCCTGATAGCCCACTGCTGTGTTGTTGGATGCGGTGGTGTTCAAAGCTAATGCAGATTTGCCGATGGCTGTATTATACGAACCTGTTGTTCCACTAGTATACGCACCATCTCCAAGAACAGAGTTGCTACTGCCGCTAGTATTTGCGTCCGCAGCTTGCCGTCCAACAGCAACATTTTGCGTGCCAGTTGTGTTTGCTTGTAGCGCAGATTTGCCAACTGCTGTGTTGTTGCTTGCGGTATTGTTTTCTAAAGCAGAAGTACCTAATCCAACATTGTCACTGCCTGTAGCGTTTTGGAATAAAACACCGCCACCTATAGCAGTATTGCGAGTGCCAGATGTGTTAGACGATAAGGCATTGTTTCCAACAGCCGTATTGTAATCACCCGACAAGCTGCCATCATCAAGCGCAGCATCACCCAACGCCACGTTGCCTGTGCCAGTCGGATAGTTACCGTCCAGCTTGATTGTGCCGCCGTCTACGCTGACATTGCCAGCTACTGTGAGGCCGTCTGTGACTGCCGTGCCAGTTACGTCAATGCCGCTAGAGGTGGTTTCTAGCTTTTTGGCAGTGTTGTGGTAAAGAGCAACAGTTCCACCTACGCCGTTATCAATGGCAGAAATGTATGTGTTGCCGCCTGAATCACCTAAATATAAGTCTGTTGCCTTGATAGACAAAAACCCTGTACCAAAATCGTGAATTATGCTGTTTGTGCCATCGTGATAAATCTGCAAGTCAGACCCAGCACCAAACACGGCCTTGTCGTTGTCGCCGAAGGTCATGTCGCCTGATGTCACAAAGGATGTACCTGTAATTGTAGTACCTGTAATTGCGGCAGCAGAAGATGCACCGATAACAGTGCCATCAATAGCACCACTGTCGATGTCTACTTTACTAATGTCTACTTCGCCTGTACCGTTAGGTGTCAGGGCAATGTTGCCATTGGTATCTGTGCTGATAATGGTGTTGCCATTGATGTTGATATTGTCAATGTCAAGGTCACCTGTTACATTAGCAGAACCTGTGATTGTGAGTGTGGCAGTGTCAATGGTTACAGCGGTAGAAGCATCAATGTCAAGGGTAGGTGCAGTAATTTCAACTTCAACGTCTGCGTCAATATCAAGTTGACCATCTGCACTTGATACAATCTTTAGTGCAGTATCACGGAAATACATATTGCCTTGCAGGTATGCATCTTTGTACAGCAAAGCTGATGTACCCAAGTCAAGTGTATTTGTCGTCTTTGGTTTAACTTCGGTAGCACTTACAACAAGGTCTTGTACTGGACCAACAACTGTAATTGGTCCACCTTCTGCTGAAGTACCATCGTGTGTATGACCTGTGGACGAGTTAAATGCCGCTTCAATGGCATCGTATTCATTGTCCAAATCAGAGCTGTTTATTATGTTCCCGTCAGCTATGTTATTAGCTACGTCTGCTCTAGTGTAACCAGTACCCATTTTAACCTACCTTCTGTCGTTTATACCATATTCAACTGTCAATGCATCCAGTGAAAATGGTGGGTCGCTATTGTCTGAAGTAAACTGAAATGAAACAGCAAACCCAGAACCTATTACTTGTGCCTCAAAAAGTTTTTGCAGCTTACTACCATATGAAGTTGTACCATATGTACCTGTTCCATAAAATCCTACAACACCTGTAGTGTTTGCAAAACTAATTGGTGCTGGTTGTATTACATCCTGACCATCAAAGTCCAGTTTTAAACTTACATCAAAGTTGACACTACCTTGTGGGTCAGTATACAAAAACAACTTGTAAAATGTTTTACGTACACGTGGGTCTTGAATAGGCAGATGTGGTGTAGCAAATGTAGTTTGAATGTTACTGCCATCAAAACTATTGCCAGATTCCATCTGATACAAGTAGCCATCATCATTCGCAAATAAAACTACTTCAGTGGTGGCATTGTAATTGCTGTCAGCTACATATGCCCTTATGCCACGTGTTTCTGCAAAACCTGTACCAGCACCGCCTTGTTCAGCAAACTGCGTAGCAACTATACCTTGAGCATTTTCCTGTGTAATATTGTTATTATACCCAAGTAATCTGTATTGTGACTTTTCTCTTATTACTGTGCTTGCATACGAAGTATTAGCAGCAATAAAGTTTGTCATGTTTTTCTGAATTGGCTTAGATACTGCAGCAAGTCCAAAGTCACCAATTCGTTCTGTAGCACTTAGCAGTCTTAGTCCGTCTGGACCAAGGAACATAATATCGCCACCAATCTCTTGAATTGTGTCACCTTCAATACAGCCTATGTCTTCTGTTATTGGCTGTAATGTAAAGTCTGCGACAGTGTTACCTTGTAACTGCTGAATGTTTCGTTCTGTAAATACAATTAACTGCTGTCTAAATACAACAAGTCCTGTAATTACACCACCTACATTTATGTTACCTGAACCATTTGCTACTGAAAATGAATCATCTGTATATGGTTCAGTAAATGTAAGTGTAGTTCCCTTTCCAAAGAATAAGGTCTTTTTAAATTCCCTTACATGTGTTGCACTAATTACATCAGCAGGTGCGCTATTTAATACTGTAAATGTTGAACCATCATATATTGCAGGTGCATTTGCTCCATCTACTATAGCAATTTTTTCAGTGCCTGTCAAGTTATATTTTGCAAATCGTGTTCTTACTGCACCATCACGACTTGTTGACAAGAATGTAATTACTGCATCATCTGCTGGACTGCTATCAAGTGCTGGATTTATTGTTAGTGTTGATGCACCTGATGCTACCGTTGCATCTGCAGTTACAGTGTACACAAGGTCTACACCTGCAATCTTAAATACATCACCTGCTTGTGGCGCACTTGTAAGACCATCTATGTCTAGGCTAGTACCAGTTTGGCTACCGCCATCTACAAGTGGAGTTCCATAATTAGGAACATTTATATGTGTATAACCTGTACCTGATGTACTAAAGATATTGTCATTCTTAGCAACAAGTGCAATGTCTTCCCAGCTTGCTACACCTAATGCTAAGTAATTAGATGTTGTGCTTGTAAATGTAACTTCAGCAGCATTTGCTGGGCTTGAATCAAGGCTTGTTGTAAGAGTAAGTGTAGCCCTGTTATTTGTACCGTCAAATGTAACACCAGCAGATGCAATTGTATATGTTCCAGATACGCCAGCAATTGTAAGTGTGTCACCATCTTCAGGTGTAGTATCTATGTTACCAATTATAAGTGTCGTACCAGATTGACCAGAACCATGCACAACAGGCAAACCATACGGTGGTATTAAATTGCTGTCATATTTATCATAACCTTCAATCCTGCGATAACCACCTTCAACTGAAGGCTCAAAGTTACGAAGAATACGTGCAGAACCCGGTAAATTCACCCCCTGTTGCAAAGGGCTTAAATTTGTTACCAGACCACCACGAAACTCTACAGGATAGGTTTGCCATCTGTCTGCCATTTTGTATTATCCTAACGGCAGTCTAGCGTAGCCAATTCTACCACCACCACCTGTATTTTGAGGTATCATATATGACCGCACATAATGGTAACGATTAATAATCATAGAACGCATATGCTTAATGCCTTCTTCAAATTTCTCTTTAGCAACCAATGCGTCCTGCGTATTTCCACGGAAAAGATAAGCATAGTGCATAGCACCATCTGTGATTACATGTTTAAACCTTTCAGGAATGTCTGGTACGTCATCATATGATTCAAGGTCAACTGGAATACGATAATATTCATAGACAACTGTATATGCTTTATCAGGAGCAGGTGTCATAATATATTCAAGAGAAGGTGTATGAACAACTCTATTTGGAACACCCTGACCATTTGTACCTGTTTCATATTCTTGGTCCACGTGTTTTTCAAGGTATTCTTCATACGCAAGGGTAGGAAGTTTTACTGTGTCATTTCCAAGTGTGCTGTTCTTTTTTATTCTATATGTATCAAAATCAATTACTTTACAGTCAGCAGGAAATGGATAACGAGATACGCCAACAGAAAGTGTGTCTTCTTGTTCTACGTGATTGAAAGGCCATTCATATTCAGATTGATTAATATAACGTAAAGAAGCATTAACAGCATCCTTTGCGTGGGCATAGAAGCCTGTTGCCGTACTGAAGTTAGAGGAAGTAAGTTCAACTTCGTTCAAACGGCGATTAACTTCATTCACTAATCCAAGAAAATTATAAGCCATATGTTTTACTTCTCTCTGATTGTAATCTTAATAGTGCGTTCAGCTGTGCTTCCTGTGCTGTCAATCATGCGACATGTAAATATATACTCACGATTATTTACACCACCAGCCATGTTAATTGTAGCAACAGTGCTTGTGTTTGACTGTGATACATTTTGAATGCTGTCAGTAACTGAACCACCTGATGCAGTTGTTAAATCTTGCCCTGATGCAAGTGCAGTTTTACCAATTTCATCTGTTTGTACAAACCATGAAACAGAACTAATAGTGGCAGTATCAAGAAAACGTGACCAATCTACGCTATAATCAAGCGTTTCGTCTTTATCTTTTGTAGGCCAACGATAGGACATTAATATATCTCCGTTACATAAACAGTGCGTTCAGCTGATGTTGTTTGTCTTTCAATATACACTGTTCTGTTTTCAAACTTTATAAGCACCGTCCTGTCATCTGGCGTTGTACCACGAGGAATGTATACTTTCCTATTTTCAAACGGTATGTCTATTGTTCTTTCTGCTGCTGTAGACATTACGCTGCCCTTGCTATCTTAACTGTTCTAGCACGGCTATACTTATCAGCAACGGCTTGGAAGTCAAATACTACAGCGGTCTTTGTTATTGTTCCTAGTGCTGTCGTTGCCTGTACGCCTGTAAGAGCATGTGTATTACTAAATGTAAAGTTACCGCCAACTGCACCTGTAGCACTTACGCTACCAAGAACCTCTGTAGGTTTCTCTTCAAGTGTATTGACAGTGCCTGTTGCCTGAACACCTGCCAGTGTTACTGTATTACTATGCTCTAGTGTTCCTATAGAACCTGTTGCACTTACACTGCCAAGTATTTCTGTAATATTAACTTGAACAGTATTTACAGTACCTGTAGCACTTACACTATTTAAAGCCTCTGTCGGCTTTTCTTCTACAGTGTTTACAGCACCTGTGCCTTGAACACCTGTGAGTGTAACAGTATTGCTAATTGCTAATGTGCCTATTGCACCTGTAGCACTAACACTATTCAGTATCTCTGTTACATTTACCTGTACAGTATTAACTGAACCTGTTGCACTAACACCAGCAGAGATAACTTCGCTAATGTCAATCTCAAAACCACCAGCAACTACAGGAGCAATTGCGCCTGTTGCACTGACACTGTTCAATACCTCTACTATATTTACTTGTACAGTATTTACAGTACCAATTGCGGTGGCTTGGTCAAGGTTGCTTACAATAACCTTGCCATACCTAGCTGTTCCGTAGACACCTACTCCGTAAACAGCAGCATTTACGGTAACAGCCATCTGCTACTCCTTACGCAATACGAATTACAGCGTTGGATGCGTCAGCAGCAGGAAATTCAATAGTCAAGTCACCAGCAGTAGCACTCACTGTGCCACCAAAATCAATAACAGCAATTGCTTTGTTAGCTTGCGTGGCATTGTAAATAATACAGCCATCAGCAGATACAGTAACATCAGCAAATACTTCATCTGTAAAATCAACAATAGCGGTAGAACTGTCAAGCGAAATAGTTGCGCCATCAAGTACCTGACCGCCAGCGGAATAACCAGTACCAGATGCTTCATCAGAGTTACCAGTTACGTCAGAATAATTAGTTGTGCTGGCATTATATGTGCCAGTCGGTGTAGCTTTAATCAAAGCCAGTTTCAAAGAATCAGTATCCAAATCATGGACACCGCCAAGAAGTTCTGTCTTAAAGCTGTTACACATTGCAGTTGTGATTGCCATGATTTGTGCGTCCTTTATTTATAACAAACGAGTGGAAGGGGCCAGTTGCCCAGCCCCTTCACTTAATTAGGCGAGTGTGTCGCGGTCTACTTCGTCAGCAGACATGTCACCTGTGTCGCTAATGTCCATGCACAGTGCAAAGACACGAACCTTACCAGAAGCGATACCAGCATCAGTACCAGCAAAGGTCAGGTCAAGTGTGTCGGCAGCGGTCAGAACTGCAGGAAGACCCTTGAACTCTGTAGCAACAGATGCAGCTTGAGATGCATAGTCACCAGCAGAAGCAGCGTCAAGGTCAAAACCATCAACCCAGCCATCAGCATCAATGCTGCTGAAACCAAGGTCAATAGTACAGTCAGAACCTGCACCAGCAACGGCAGTCATGACTTCCACGCCAGCAGCAAGAACTGCAGTACCAGCAGGAATAGTCATCATCTGCACAACGTCAGCGTCAGATGGGTCTACAGTAGTAACAGCGAAATCGAGTTCGTTCTGTACCAAGTAGACGTTACGTCCACGCTGTGTGTTACCACGAGCAGAAGCGAGATTTGAAGTAATTGTAGCCATTATTCAGTCCTCCCTTAAGCCAAATGGTAGATGGCGTTAACAAGACCTTCAGGACGAAGAATCTTGCGACCATACAAATGCATACCACGAACAATGTCAGCAAAGCTGTCAGGGTCACGGTAGGTTTCGGTCTTGTTGATTTGCTCTGCAGTTGCAACAGCTGAATCATGTCCAGCTACGATAACACCGTAGTTGACATTGCTGTTAGCACCAGCAAACGAAGGACCGGAACCGATTGAAGGCAGGTTATTGGACTGATAAACACGGAAGCCGTGAATCTGAGTGCCAATCTGACCATTCTGAAGACCAGAACCACCAAAGTCAGCGTTGAACAGACGAGAATCTTCGTCTTTCAGGACTTCCATGAATACTGGGTCAACAACCAGCCAACGACCCTGAGAGTCAACGTTTTGCTGGTCAAGCAGACGAGCCATACGTGCAATCAGAGTAAGCGGGTGAGTGTCACCAGCAGCTGGGGTTGCATCGGTTGCGCCACCAGTACGAGGCTGGATAGCGATACCGTAACCAGCAGAACCAACAGAACCAGCACCGTCAGAAAAGTCAGATGCGTCCAGCTTCATAGAAGCCAGCAGTTCGTCAGAACCGGCAGTCGTTACAGCCTTTGAACCATTAACTACATCGTTAACGGTGTCTGCATTTGAGTGCAGAGCAGACTGCTTGTAACCTGACAAGTAGCCAAGAACGTCTTGGTCGAACTGGTCAGCGAGGCGGTAAGCAGCACGGTCAGAGGCGAGGCTCTGGAAGTTAACGTGGCTGTGTGCCTCTTCAATGTCGTCAACCTTAAATGCAAAGTAGTTAGCTTTGTCAATGGTCAGGCTGAAGTCTTCATCGTCAAGGTCTTGCGGCGTGATGGTTGTACCACGTGCGTAAGCCTTAACTGTGATTTCGGGTTCCTTGATAATCTTAACGGAATCACCCATTGCAGCAATCTCACCGAAGTAATCGGAGTTGGTGATTGCCTCACAAACAGCGGCCTTGCGGAAAGCAAGTTGCACCTGTTTGGAGTAAATGACTGGTGAAAAATTACCGTTAGGAAGATTACCATACCCACTAGCAGTAGTGAAAGCCATGATATTTCTCCTATTATTGGCATTTAAACAGATACAAACTCACAAGACTAATCAGAGGCTGATTCACAATGGGTGCGTATTCTATTCAGTTGGCCGACCGAATATTCAACGGGCCATGCTCTTCAGGTAATCCGTAAGACATTGTTGTTTGCTGATTGGTGTAAGCGGGTAGCTAACCTACTTACACCCTTGATGACTATAGTTATACTTACTTTTAACTATTTGTCAACACTTTTTTATCTGGCTGAACCAGATACATCATAGATAAACTTACCTGTGCGGATAGCTTCCATGATTTCGTCTGAACGCTTCTCATATTCTTGAGGCGACATTTTTTGTACTTGAGATTCACGAAGATGTGTGGAGGATTCATCATCCTGTGGCTTACTGCGTGAATTACGAGTATTTACTGATTTAGCTGCATCCTTACTGGTATTGCTTTTTTTAGTGACAATACCCATGTCAGCTTTGTACAAATCAATTGCTCTAGCAGCAGAACGTGCATCATTATCGTTTTCATATAGGGCATCTTGTACCCATTTAGGCTGTGACTCTGCCCACTCGTGAAAATCATCACTGTCACGAATTTCATCAAAGTCAGGATGCAAACGCATAAGTTCTGCTTCAGCTTTTTCTTTCTTTGCAGTATATTGCATATCATCTACTGCTTTCATACGTTCTTCAAGCGCACTTGCTTGTTCACGTGCTTTCTTAATAGCAATAGTTTCAACAATAGCTGCTACATCTGGATAGTCTCTTGCCCATGCTTCGAGGTCATCATCTGACTTAGGCAATTTAATTTCTTTACGAGTTGCACTATCTAGCTGTGATTTGAGTTCATTAATTTGTTCTTGAAACTCTTTTTCTTTATCTTGCATATGTCTACGCAAGTCACCATAACGCTTCTTGAATGTCTTCTCTTCTGCGTTAGTGGGTTCAGCTTCTTTAGGCTCTTGTTCCTCTTCAACTTCTCCACGTTGTTCTTTTAGAAGTTGCTCAAGTTCTTCTTCTTCCATTTTGCGCTTTTCTTCGTTAGTATATTTACGATTTGCAAACGCAACTTTTTTTGGTGACTGCATTTCTTCAGCCATGATTTCTGCGGCTTCTGCCATTTTCTATTCTCCTAGTTGGGGCCACCGTAGCCACGCCGGGGTGGGGGATGAGTAGCCAACATAATGGTTTTATTTTTTAGAGGCTAAACCAGCACCTCGTTCTGCCAGAGGCAACATAAAGTTACCTAAAGCAGAATTAAATTCAGCACCAAATACTTTACCGATAATATCTCGTGCTGGACCATTCATGAAACGGCGAATAATTTCCTTTTCTTCATCCGACAAATTCATGTAGTTTTCTCTTGCTTGTATTAAATCAAGTTCCATTATTTAATTCTCCCTGCGACATACACAATTGGATGAATAATTTTACACCAAATATTTCCAACTACGCTGTCTTTAGCACGTCCTTTAGTCAAAACATGACGTAAGTGTTGCGTCCTTTGTTTTGCTAAGTATGCACCAAATTTTGTTAGAAGATTACTTTTTTTCATACCTTGAACATATGGTTTGAATAACCAATGATACCCTTTTTCATGGTATGGTGTCAAGTGTTTTTTCTGATAAACATCCCAAATTTTAATAGCTTTTGCCCAATCATCAAGTTGTGTTTGGCGATACATTTCTGTACATACAATCTTACCGCCGCCACCGCCGCCGCCATCATCGTCACGACCACCACGACCTCTTTCTTGACCTGTTCCTGCATATGCCCCACCTTTTTCTTGGGCTTTTTCTTGACGTTCCTGTCTTTCACGTTCTTCACGTTCATCTCTTTCTTCTTTTTGTGCAAGGTCACGTCTTTGTTGTTCTTGTATATCCTGACGCTGTTGCTCTCTTTCACGTTCTTCTGCTTCCTCACGCATAGCTTCAGCTTGTCTTTCGAGTTGCTCACGACCTTCTTCTGTTCTGCTTAATTCTCTACCAGCACGTGTTGTAACAGGTCTACCGCCAGATGTTACAGGTTTTCCAGAAGAATCCTGTACAATATTACCTCGCCCTTCTCGTGCGTCTGCTTCTTGTCTAGCTTTACGTTCCGTTTCAACTTGCCTTCTTGCCTCTGCTGCTTTTGCAGGTGACACAGCCGCAGTTTCAAATCTACCACCCGGTACTGCTTCATCTGTAGTTGGCATTTTAAGTGCGTCAGTAGCATCTTGAGGAGTTTCAAAATCAAAAAATCCTCTTTCTCTACGTTCCATTTCTTCAAGAGCAGCTTTTTCTCTAGCGTCTCTCGCCGCTTTAGCAGCTTCAATTTTTGCTCTTTCTGTCTCAGGGTCACGAGAAGCTGCATCAGCAGCAAAGCGAGATATAGATTTAATACGTGCAGTTCCTAAAGGCTTACCTTCTTCTTCTGTTAAATCTTTAACTGTTTCATACGCAATGTTCATTGCATTGCCAACTATATCCAAATCGGATGTAGAAACTTCAGATATATCATCGTAGCCTAAAGAAGATACAGCAGCTAGTCTAGCTTGATTTCCAGCTATTGCCAAATCATTAGCACTAACACCGCCGAATAAAGAAGTTCCAGCACCAATAACAGGTGACAAAGAACTAAGTTGGTGTTTAGCTTGTGACTTTACTGCACTTGAATAGATGTCACTTTCTGTGGTATTAACATTACCCCCAAAAATTTGTGTTTCCTGTTGCTGCTGTAGCTGCCCATCGCCTTCTTCACGTACTCTAGTAGTACCTGTATAGACATCTGTAGGTGCAGGTATGTCTGGTTGCTTTGCTTCAGCTTCAGGGTAAAATCCGGGAGGAACAGGATATATAGGTTTTCCATCAACAAATGGAATCATGCGAACTTGACCTTCCGCATTTACATAGCGTCTAATCTCGTCATACCTACCGGTAGTGCTAGGAATTAGTTCTTCAAATGTTGGACCAGTATATGGCTGTGGTGTATATGTAGCTGGAGTGAACTGTTGATACGAAGGTACATTGTATATACCGTAGTCATATGTTTGTTGCGGTGTCTGACCATACTGAGATAAATAAGATGGTTGTTGCTGCATAATGCCAGTTCCGGGTAAGGTATATGTACCATAACCTTGTTGAT